CGGTCGTTTGACCTTCTTGTTCACCGGTAAGTTTGAATCGTGCGATTTTTGCCATGATTGCCTCTTGTTTTGTTGAAACAAGTAAGGGGCCGAAGCCCCTTACACTTAGTTGGTGATGCCAGGTGCTACGGCAACGCCCAACTGAGAGAAGTTGGCAAAGCCGCAGTAGAACTTCACGCGGGTGATTTTTTCATCCGCAGTTTCTTTCGCACCGATGTTCTCGACACGAATACCTGCGTTACCCATTGCGGTCAGACCAGACACTCCGTGCATGCCCGAACCATCGTCAAACGTACCCGCCACGATGCTGGTACAGATACCAGACGAAGTGCCGACGGTTTGGTTGGTGGGAATGTAATCGTTCACGAAGATCGGAACCCCGCGATACATGGGCACTTGACGGCCGGAAGGCAGGTTCATAACTTCGTTGACCGATGCGCCACCGAGGGTACGCAACAGGTTGAAGTAGGCACGGCGGGTACGGAACGGCATCATCATATAATCGACCTGACCGTCCTTGTCCTTGACGATATCGATCAGCTGATCGAGAATGTCGAAGGTCAGCTGCGAACCGTTCGCACCAGTGCTGATTTTCTGGCTGGCCGGCGCCAACGTCAGAATACCTTGGAAGGTATTGGCGGTGCCGTCACCGTTGATAATCGTGTCCTGGAACTGACGAGCGATCGACTTGGCCTTGGAAGCCACTTGAGCAGCGCGCTGGTCTTGCTTGTTCGAGCGGGTTGCTTCGATCAAGCCGTTCACTTCAGCGTCGCCCAGCAGCGTGGTAAGGCCAGAAGTCACGTAAGTGAAGGTCGCAGGGTTTTTAGCGGTGATGGTACCACCAACGCCCAGGTACTGAGCATCGCCCAGCGCGTTTTCACGGTTGTAACCGAGGGCGTTGCCTTCGATTTCCATGAAGGGGAGAACTTCAAAAATCGGATTGACCGAGATGATGTTCTCAATGACGCCCGTGATGAGCAAGTCTTGCGAGAGTTTGGCGGATTCCGCCAGGGTTACTGATGCCATGTCATTTCTCCAATTTGGCTAAGTTAAACGAATCTGACCACTCGTCTGCCCCACCGGAGAGACGACACGCAATTTTCGAAATCTCTGAAATCAAAAATTTGCTAATCGTGGTTGTATTATACCTTGCTAGGGTACATAAGTAAATAGCAGGACTAGCCTGCTATCAACGGTCCATGATCGAGGGTTTATCCCAAGGAATCCAACCCCTGAGCAATCTTCTGGGCTGAGGACAACTTCGAGGTATCAACGTTGCCTTTACCAGAACCTTGTGCACCGCCACCTTGAGAGCCTTGAAACAGGTGAGGGGCTTGCTTCTTCAGGCCAGATGTCCAGTCTACAACAGACATTGGGGACGTGCCGTCCTTGCCGTAAACCACGTTACCTTGGGCGTCCACTGGAACTGCGCTGCCGTCCTTGATTTTGAAGGTAGCCTTTGCACGCAGCAGAACATCGTCCACAGCGGTGGCTTGCACGCCAGATTTGAGAGCTGCATCACGAACAGCGTTGTCGATCAACAGGGATTCCAGCTGGCGCTGAGCCACAGAATTTTGCTCGGTCAGGGTCTTCAACTGGTTTTCGTACGTGGACTTCATTTCGCCCACACGTTGCTCAACTACCTTGTCCAGTTCGCCAGCATCGATGAGTTTCTTTTCCTGTTGCTTCTTGGACAGGTCCAGGAGTTCCTGATACTTGGCAGGGTCCACGTCCTTGAACTTTTCCAAGTCCTTCAGCAACTTCACGTTGTTGTTGCGGAATTCATCCAGTTTGGATTTGTCCACCGCCCCGTCCACAGACAGATAGTACGCGCCGTCAGCGCCTTGCTCATAGAGACCCGCGATAGCTGCGTCCAGGCCTTCGAGAGTGTCGAGTTTGAATTTGAGTTTCATGATTAAGCTCCATTATTGAGGTTGATACCAGTCCCACTGCTTTGTTGGCTCGCTTGTTTGGCCGTTTCCGCAGCAATCAATGCGTTTACCTCCTCCAAATCTTTACGATCAGGAGAAAGTAAGTCGCCCCTACGCAGGTTATACACCAGCGTTTCTTTGCTAATCCCGCCGGAGATGTAAGCTCCGACAAGTTCGCGAAGTTCTGCACTAGACAGTCGTGCATCCAGAAACTCTTTATCAAGTTTGATGGATACAGAGGCTTCTTCCAAGCCTTCCATAATGGCGACTGTTTTGTATGCCTTATTCAGTAGGGCCTCGACCGCACGGGCTACGGCTGCAAGAGACGCGGTCTCAGACATGTAGCGCAAGCGTACAGTGTCAGCAGCTTCAGAGCCATGTTTGCTGTTGTCAAGCAGACGTGCCGACAAACTTGCAAGTTGGGATTGCTTCTCAGAGAGAGCTTTCTCAAGGCTGATCAGACCCTGACCAGTGAATTCCAAATAGTACGCTTTGGCCTGATGATCCGGGAGAACCCAGGCCACCATCGAACCAACTCGCAATTTGGTTGAAGAGTCTACGCCAGATACCACAGGCACTGGGAGACCGGTGAAATGTCGACCATGTTCAAGGTCTGCACTCGTACGATAGTGAGAGATGTTAATCTCCACAATGTCAAGCACCGGAGGTTTGTGCATATCAAACCCTACGCCGAAGGGGTTGACCACAAAGAACGGAATGAAGTCCATGGTTTTGCCAGTGTTCAGTGGAGTCACTGTACTGACAAAATCGCCCTTTTCAGAGTAAATCGATTGGGTGTACACGCCGTCAGTCAGACGAAGCACCCGATATTGAGGCTCAGTCTCAATTTCAAATTCGTCGTTGGACTCTTGCTTCGCCACGTTTTCAGCAAGCACAACCAACGTAGGGTTTCCATGCTCGTCCGTACGCCAATTGATGATTGACTCTGCGGTGTAGCCCACTAGTTCCGGAAGTCCCCCGGATACAGGGCGGTCTACCAAGATGCCAAATCGACCCATCAGCAGGTTTTCAGAGAGTGATTGCGACAGCATCTCGTAAAACTGAACCCCGCTGTCGTCGAGAAAGAACTTGTCCAACTCGGACGGATGAGTAACGATAGGCCGCATGGAAGACGCCATGCCTACCAGCGCCGAAATAGTCTTGCTGGTAATCGAATAGAACAACGCACGTGTCTTGTAGGCGTTGTAGTCATCTGTCGTTTGTTCGCTGAGTTTGGGCAGGTACTTGACGCCTGCAGCCTTGATCGCTGACTGACCCTCAAACGCATCACGGCACTTAATCCAGTCTTCAGCACGGGCTTTGTATTCAGGATGCTGAGAATTTACAGGCATGGTTTAACTCCATTTCTACATGGTTTGCAAGCTGCAGACAGTTTATCAGACGTGGCTTGATTAAACCCGAAAGAACTTCTAGGTTTAATTAGTTTACACCTGCTACACAGTTTATGCGTATCCGTGTCTACGTCTAATCGGTTAAACGCATGTCGCTTGTTGTCTAAATCAGATAAAAGTCGCAAATTATCTGGATGATTGTTGGCACGATTCTTATCGATATGGTCTACTTGCAAAGGTTCATCCAGTGACATTCCTTTTAACGCGTGCATAACCAAACGATGTACGTGAAAATTCTTTGTCTTGCCCTCTTTATGAAGACCGACATACTTATACCCATGATACTTAGTCCTGGGCACCATGAACGAATTCATGTAATGACTGAATATCTCGCCGTCATTACTGACAGAATAAAGTCCTTCGTATCCGCTAATTGAGTGTAGACTCATTTTAGGCTCCAGTTACAGTTGCAGTTTTAGCCTTCTTGGCCGACTTAAGAATACGATATCTAATAACATCGTATAAATGGTCCTCACCATGGGAATCTATATCCTCACGGTTTTTCTCATCGTTTTCAAGGTTTGGAAGTGTTCTAATTGTGTGGTAACACGTATTAAACACGAAAAATCCAGGTTTTTCCAGTGGTCGTTTGGTAGCGGCTTCTAAACGACCTCTAAGCAATTGGACACCTTGAACTCGGCTCCCAGGGGCCTTATTCGACCGAGTGAATGTCACACCCATCGTAGCCATGTCTGCGGCCACCGTGGTGTGTCCAGGCTCACTGCTGAAGATGCTGTTGTCTGCAGGTCCAGGTTCTACCTTACCCCACAGACCTTCGTCTTGCTCTTGCTGTTTAATACGACGAGCTTGTTCC